GCAATCGAAGCAAATGGATATACTGGTTTTTCCAATCCTGATTAGTGCACTCGCTACCCTTGCGGTCGTGGAGTTCCGGGTGCTGCCGGGATGGTTCTATGCTTTGCCATTCGCCAAGCGGAAGCCGTTTTCCTGCATGACCTGCTTTGGATTTTGGCTTGGGGTCTTGCTGACCCTGCCGACCTGCCAATGGTACTTGGCCCCTATCCTCGGTCTTGCCTCATCTGCCACCGCAATAATCATTCGGGAATGGACCTTCAAATGACAGCCGACCAGTTCATCGTGGCCCAAAAGCATCGCAAGTACTGGGACCAGTACATCGCTTCCCTGACCATGCGACTGCCACCCGATGCGGTTGGTGAACTGCAAGCCATCTTGACCGCTCACGGACGACCGCCTACGAATTGGTGGTGCGCTGACTGCGTAAAATCGGCCCTCCAATACATTTACCTACAAGCGGACTTGTTCCTCGAAGTCAACCAAAACACCATAACCTACCCCCTAAATGCCCCTACCAATCCCGAACAATAACGAGTCAAGAGAAGGCTTCATCGGTCGCTGCATGAGCAACAACCAAACCAATGCGGAGTTCCCGGATACGGCTCAACGGCTTGCCGTTTGCGGCTCAACGTGGGAGAATCACAAAAGGCAGCAATTCGAGTCTTATTCGGACTACGGCCAAGAGATTCGGGCCAATGCCAAGCGAGGGATTGAACTGAACGAGCGGAACGGGAACAAGTGTGCGACGCAGACGGGCAAGGTCAGGGCGCAGCAGTTAGCCAGCGGGGAAGCAATTTCCCTTGAAACCATCAAGCGGATGCACTCCTACCTGTCCCGGGCAGAAACCTACTACGACAATGCAGACGATACATCGGACTGCGGTTACATCAGTTACCTCCTGTGGGGCGGTAAGTCGGCTCTCTCATGGTCAAGAAATAAACTCCGAGAACTTGGGGAACTCGAAGGCGAAGGATGACGAAGCCCAAGTGCAGGCTCGGATGGACTCGCTCATGATGGTGATAACCACCCTGTGCGACTGCATCGGAGCGGTGGACGATTCGAACTCACCGAATGCGTTTGCCGTGAAGATGAAGATAGTGGACAAGATTGACGAACTCATAGACAAAATCGAATACTGATGGGAACCAGCAAGGGCAACGGCAAGTATATTGAAACTCCTGAAAAGATGTGGGAGTACTTTGAAGCATACCGGGCAGGGGTCAAGAGCAACCCAAGGCTCAAGACGGTATTCCCCGGCAAGGATGCTATTCCCCAATGGGAACCCTTGGAGCGTCCGCTGACCTTGGAAGGCTTTGAGAACTGGTGTGCGGATGCAGATATAATTGAGGACCTTGGGGCCTATTTTACAAACAGGGACAAGCGATATGACGACTATGTAGCCATCTGCTCGCGTATAAGGCGAACCATCCGTCAAGACCAAATTGAGGGGGGCATGGTTGGTCAGTACAACCCATCCATCACTCAACGCCTCAACAACCTTGTGGAACGCCAAGAGAACACCGTCCACATCGAGCAACCCCTGTTTGGGGATGGACTTTAAGTACACGACCGCTATCAGCCGAATCCGTCGGATGACGGCCCGGAAGAAGGTCATCCAAGGCGGAACAAGTGCGGGGAAAACCCTCGCCATCCTTGCGGTCCTCATCGACATCGCAGCCAAGAACAAGACCGAGATATCGGTCGTGTCCGAATCCATCCCTCACCTACGGAGGGGTGCAATCAAGGACTTTGCCAAGGTCATGCAATGGACGGGCCGATGGGTCGCAGACCGATGGAACAAGACCCTCCTGACCTACAACTTCGCTAACGGCTCGGTCATCGAGTTTTTCTCTGCTGACTCCGAGGCAAGGCTGCGAGGTGCAAGGAGGCAGGTCGTTTACATCAACGAGGCGAACAACATCGACTTCGAGTCCTACTACCAGTTGGCAATCCGTACCAGCGAGGCCATCTACATCGACTTCAACCCGACGCATGAGTTTTGGGCGCATACGGAGGTCCTGCCCGAACAGGATGCAGAACTGGTCATCCTTACCTACAACGACAACGAGGCCCTGCCTGATACCATCAAGCGGGACATCGAACTGAACCGCACCAAAGCCGAAACGTCTGCGTATTGGGCGAACTGGTGGAAGGTCTACGGCCTTGGTCAAGTCGGGACGCTTCAGGGTGCGATATACGAGGACTTCGAGGTCGTGGAGGGTATAGATGTCAGCCGTGCGAAATTCGTCGCCCTTGGGCTTGACTGGGGCTTTAGCAACGACCCAACCGCACTCGTAGCAATCTACCGCCAAGGGGACTGCCTGCTGATTCAGGAACTGCTCTACGCTACGGGCCTTACCAACCAAGACATCGCAGACAAGTTGCGGACCTTGGGCATCACAAGGGCTTGGGAAATCGTGGCGGATTCAGCAGAACCCAAGAGCATCGAGGAAATCTACCGTCTTGGCTTTAACATCAAGCCAGCGGAGAAAGGCCCCGACTCGGTCAGGAACGGGATTGACATCTTGAAACGCTACAAGTTGCAGGTTACCAAGGACTCGACCAACCTCATCAAGGAATTGCGGTCCTACACTTGGGCCACCGACAAAGAGGGCAAGAACACAGGGGTCCCGATTGACTCGTTCAACCACGCCTGCGATGCGATGCGGTATGTGGCACTCAACAAGTTAAGAGTAAGCAACTCAGGGAAGTATGTTGTGGTTTAACTTTGAGGCATGAAACAAACAGCATTAGAATGGTTAGAGCAGAATATGCCAAATATCAGTAAACATATTCCATTAGGTATAGCATTGGAATTTATGGCTAAACTTAATCACGCCAAAAAAATTGAAAAAGAGCAATTAAAAGATGCTTACGGTGATGGGATAAACGCCCACAGAACAGGTTTTTGTAATAGAGATGAGTATTTTGATAAAGCATATCGTGCCATTTAACTTTGCCCTATGAACACCGAACGCATCATCGACCTAATCATCGAAATCGGCAAAGCGGTTGCAGCCGTTTTCTTTATCCTCACTTTACTGACCCTCCTTTGGACCTTATGAAAGTCGTCCACTACTATCACATTTATTGCGGAGGGAATTGGCAGTTAATCCTCAACCAGCACATGATGGCGGTTTGCAACTATGGCCTCATCGGGGTCTTGGATGAGATAAGGGTCGGCATCGTCGGGCCACCCGAACAACGCAAGGCGGTCAAGGAGGTGCTGGAGAACTCGATGGTGGCCGATAAGGTCAAAGTCGTGGTAACCCGGACCAACGCTTGGGAGCAGGCGACGCTGACCGAGATGTACCGGGCAAGTCAGGAAGAGGAAGCCGTGTACCTGTACGCTCACACGAAGGGGGCAAGCGACCCATCATTGATAAACCAGTTGTGGAATCGCAGCATGACCTTCTTCAACGTGGTCGCATGGGAGCGGTCCATGCAACTGCTCGAAGGCGTGGATGCGGTGGGATGTCATTGGATTACCAAGGAGCAGTTTCCCCACATGGCTGACCACAACAACCCCGACGGCTACCCCTACTTTGGGGGAACCTATTGGTGGGCCAAGTCGTCCCACATCAAGGAACTGGGCGAACCTGTACGGGACCACCGTTGGCAGGCAGAGCATTGGATTGGCAAGAAGCCTGACACGAAGGTCCACGATACCAACCCCGGATGGCCGGGTCCCGAAAAGTTTGTAATCACATTTTAACCATGAAAGACAAAGAACTGATCGCCATCCTCGACGAGTTAGACCTCAATGGTGCTGACTGGGACGGAGGAACCGACAAGGCCAACGGCCACAACTACACAAGCACCTATGCCAAGTACTTGGCTGAAATGCGAGCCGACCACATCAACTTCGTGGAGATAGGCGTGTGGCACGGAGGGTCTATGGCTATGTGGTGCAAGTATCTACCCAAGGCCAAGTTCCTGTTCTACGATATTGCCAACCAAGTCAAGCCAAAGGCTGACAAGCACATTGACTGGACTCGTTCAAGGCTTCACATCGCATCGGCCTACACCCCCGAATCCGTGCAAGTCGCAAGGGACTATTTTAAGAACGGCATTGACTTCCTGCTTGACGATGGCCCGCACACCTTAGAATCCATGTTGCAGGTCGTCAGCCTGTATGCACCGTTGATGAACCAAGGCGGTGTCTTAATGATTGAAGATGTGCAGAGCAAGGATTGGTTCGTGAACCTGTCAGCCGTAGCACCGAGCAATTCAATCTTTGAGGCCATAGACCTAACCGAATCAGGCCGATACGACGACCTTATTGCCGTTTACAAGTTCTAACCATGGGCATCCCCGTAATCATCAACAACCGCAACCTGCTGACATGGCCCAAGGCGATGGTCAGGGACTTGAGTAAGTGGGAGGGGATTGGGGACATCTACATCGTGGACAACGGTTCAACCTACGAACCTTTGCTGGAGTGGTACGCCACCAACCCCTGCAAGGTCGTAATGCTTGACGAAAACTTGGGCCATCAAGCCCCATGGACTTCGGGCTTGGTGCAACAACTGGGAGAGCCGTTCTATGCGGTTACAGACCCGGACCTTGACCTTTACAAGACCAGCAAGCGGACGATTCCCATGTGCTTGGAGTGGCTGCAACAATTCCCCCAAGCAGGCAAGGTCGGCCTGTCGCTCCGATGGGATGACGTGCCTCCAAGGTCGTCGTACTACACCCATGTGAACAACTACGAAGCGACTCGTCAGCGTAACTCACGGGTCATCATGGCAGCAAGGGTTGACGTGCCTATCGACACGACCTTTGCCGTTTACAATCGGCAGGAGTACTTCATCGGTGGGGTTTCGTTGCTTGAGTCAGCGAGGCATATTCCTTGGTATTACTCGGAGAAAGAACGCAAGGCTGATAAGGAGTTCAGTCAGTACCTTGCATCGGCATCGTCGGCATCGTCCTACAAAACCTTCTTGAAACTATGAAACTCCAAGACCTGACCATTGACCAGTTCCAACGCATCGGAGCCATTGAGTTTTCAAGCGTGCTGGGAGATTACGACAAGCGTGCAGGAGTCGTCGCAATCGTTGAGGGGGTCGATATATCAATCGTTCGAGAGATGCCCGCCAAGAGCGTCCTAAAGCGTTACAAGGCCATTATCAGCGAGTGGAACGCACTCCCTGCGTTGGGATACAAGCGAAAGTTCAAAGCAGGGGGCAAGTGGTGGATTCCAACGGTTTTCACGGATGAGTTAACCGCTGGGCAGTTGATTGAGTTAATGGACGCAAACACGACCGACGAAAAGCAACTGCTCCAAAACCTTCACCGAATCATGGCGACCCTGTGCAGAGAGGGCGGTCTATTCGGATTCTTCCCGAAAAAGTACGACGGGGCTGCCCATGCGGAGCGAGCCGAGTTGATGAAGAAACACGCCAAGGTGGGCGACGTTTGGGGGGTTGTCAGTTTTTTTTTGTTAAGTTCCGAATCCTACTTGAAAGTTTTGAGCGACTATTCCAAGCACCTGATGACGAAGGCCGAGGGGTTGACGTAAGCCCGCTTGCCGGGTACGGCTGGCTGATGGTCGTGTGGAGGATGGCTAACAAGGACGTGCTGAAATTCGACGCCATCTTCGCCATGAAGGCGGTGGAGTTTCTCAATTACGCCCTCCTGATTCACGACATTTTGGAAGCGGAACGGATGGAGGCGGAAAGAGCAAGAAGAAAGTAGTATATTTGCATTAGTCAGGTGGCGGAAGTACAATAGCGGTATAATAAACTATGGGTAGGGCGAAAATCTGAGATAGTGTAAAGACCTGCAAAAGATGGGAAACCAAGTGAAGCTATTGTAACAGGTTCGAATCCTGTCCTGACTACGAGGTGGGTTGGAGGTGACTTCCCGCAAAGCCTAAGTATGGAACCTTCATTTATAGTCAGGTGGCGCAACGGTTAGCGCAAGATGCTTATACCATCGAGGTTACAGGTTCGATTCCTGTCTTGACTACACATTCCAGCACGGGGGACATTTACCCGTATGGAGTTCAACGTCTTTGTAGGGGGGTCAGGAAAGAAACTGACCGACATCCAAAGGGAGGCCCTTGCTGACTTTGGTGTGGCTCTTGAAGATGGGGCCATTGAGAACAAGTCCCACGCCTTGGTGGTCAAGTGGCTGGAAGGGGTGGTCCGTCTTGCAAAGGAGAACCTCGCTAAGTCGAACGCCATCGCAAGCAATGCCCTTTCGCAGTCCATCACCGTTACGCCTATATCCCTCAACGACCAGTCCTTCGTTGTCGCTATTGAGGCAGCGGATTACTGGAAGTTTGTGGACCTCGGTGTCAAGGGTGCAAACTCAAGCAAGCGTGCGCCTAACTCTCCCTTTCAGTACCGGGACAAGCGTCCGCCTATCCGTCCGATTCAGGAGTGGATTGCGTTTAAGGGAATTCCTCTTGAAGGCAGGGACAAGAAGGCAGCAAACAGATCCTTTGCCATCAACATCGCCAACAAGATTCGGAGGGAAGGTCTGCGAGCGACCAACTTCATGAGCAATGCAGTATCCCCCGAAATGATAGAGGTCCTGACCGAGAATATCGCAGAGGTCCTTGGCAAATCCATAAGCGTAGCAACAACAAGATAAAATGGCAACAACCGTCCTTTCCGGGTCGCCTCTCGTAGCAACCCCCGTGTATAACAAGATGCTCTTCAAAGTCAGCGGTTCGCTGATTGCACAACCCAACTACCGCTACGTCTGCGATGTGAAGAACCCAGCAGGGACGACCCTTGCCCGGCTCAAGTGCGACAAACTGCCCAGCACCAACTTCGGCTTCTTCGACGTTGCCAAGGTTGTGGAAACGCTGATCGCACCGACTAAGCCATCGCTGACCCAAACGGGCTTCGTGGATCATGCCGGGTACTATTCGGGATATCGCCTCGACTTCATGGAGGAATACGGCAACACCCCTGCCGTGCAGACAGGAACGGTAACCACCGTCAGCGGGGTCATGGGGTTTGCGGGGAACTTGGAGCAGTTGGAGTTCCAAGACTGGAGCCTAAGCCCCTACTTCCGAATCGGGTCCTCGTTCAACTCCGTAAAACCCTTGACAACGCCATCGGCCTTCACCGTGTATCGTGGAGGCAAGGCTTGGCTTGCTATCAACGCCACGAAGTTTACTGCCGTGTCCCCGAATGACACCTACCTCGTTTCGGGCCGTGTGGCTTACAAGGGGGTCAATTACGACATAGCAGTCAGCCCAAGCCTTTCAGGTACAACGGATTTCAATATCCAACGCTTCGGGTGCGGACCTGCACAACTATCGGGAACCATCGCAGCACTAAGCGGAGCCGTTGAGGGGGATTCCTACACGGTGCAGTTCTTGGCTAATCAGGGCTTGGGGTCGGTCATCACCACCTTCACCTTCGGACCTTGCGAGCGGTTCAATTCCATCCCGGTACACTTCCAAAACAAGTACGGAGGCATTGACTCCTACACCTTCACGCTTAAGAACCGCAAGAGAGCCAACATTACCCGGCAGACGTTCGGGTACAACTCGGACGTTTATGCGACCACGACCTACGACAAAGTTTGGGCAGGTGAGTTCGACTACGTTTACGCCCTCAACTCGGACTGGCTGACGGATGCAGAATCCGCTTGGCTTATCGAGATGGTCCGCTCCGGGCAGGTATGGCTTGAACTGGACGGTCAACTCGTTGAAGCAATCGTCAACGCCAACACCTACCAATTCACAACTCGCAGGAACGACCGCCTGACGCAGTTGCAGGTCGAGGTCGCAGTCGCATACAAGAACAACATCCTATGAGCGTAACCCTCATCGCCTACCCGACCGCTGACTACACCACCGACTTGCAGGCTTGGAATGCGTTCAACGACCGAGCCGATGCCGATGGTGCTACGAGCCGAGAGGACGCTTGCTACGGCTGCCTGTTCTCAACCTTTGCGACCCTTTACGACCAACCCGAACTGGCATATGTCCTTGACACCATGGGCGGCACGGACATTGCTGTCACCTATTCGATTGGCGACATTGAGGATGTTACCAAGCAACGGGGATCATTTAGTAAAACCATCACCCTGCCCAACACCCCGACGAATCGGGCCTGCTTTGCCTACGCTTACAACATTCAGTCCTTCGTGGGTGGATTCCAACCCAACAAGCGGATTCGTGCCGCTATGTGGGAAGACGGAGTCCAAGTATTTAGCGGTGTGCTGCAACTGCTATCCATGAGCAAAACCAAGGAAACCGTCACCTACGAGGTGGGGTTGTTTACCGACAATGTAAGTTTGTTTAAAGCCATTGAGGGCAATATGCTCGTCAACACGGCAGGCGTTACAGGAATGAACCACACGCCAACCAGCGGCCATGTGAGCGGTACTTGGACGGCATCGGGTGCGGCAAGCAGCGGGGTCATTGATGCGGCTGGATTCACGGACATATTGAACCAAGGAGGCGGTTGGTTCCAAGCCCCGTGGTGGAGGCTCGGTCCCAGCATCTATGTCAAGAAGATGGTGGACTTGATATTTGCCGAGGCCGGGTTTCGCTACTCGTCCACATTCTTCAACTCGACATTCTTTAAAAAGTTGGTGATGCCATACGCTGCGGGAACAATGCCGACCAACCTATCGGGTTCTAACATCCTTGCGGCAAGTACGGGAAGCGTCACGTACTTGGTTAATGACAATGGAACGATTGATTTTCAAAACGATTCAACGGGTCCATATTATGACCGTTCGGGTTATTGGTCAACGGCAAATAGCCGATTCAATGCCCCTATCACTCCATCTCGATGGAATGTTGAGATAGGGTTTGTGGTTTCGTCAACGGTGGCAAATAGCCTTTACACTTATAGCGCCTCAATACGCGATTTGTCGTCATCAGGTGACATCGTAAACATCGGTCCAAGCGTTAACGGATTAACGGGTAAACGATACACGATTCGGTTTGACAATATTACGGCACCCGCAAATGCAGCAATTAACATTGGATTCCGAGTCAATTCGTTGACAACAGATAATTTTTATACAATTCCGTCAGGTGCAACGGTCCAATGGACCTGCCTCGAAAACCCATCCAATATCGGCGTTCTGGATATGCGGACCGCCCTTCCTGCCGATGTTAAGCAGAGCGACCTCCTGCAAGATTTGCAGAAGATGTTCAACCTTCAATTCATGCCCGACCCCCAAGACCCGAAACTCCTTTACATCGAGCCTTGGAAGGACTTCTACACTTCGGGGGTGGTGGACTGGTCGCAGAAATCCGATGAGAACCAAGAGCAAGTGCTGACCAACGGCGACCCCAACGCTTACACCAATATCGTGTTCAAATACAAGGACATGGGTGACTATTTGTCCAAGACCTACAAGCAGTCCTACCCATTGGCACGGGAAGGCTACGGAGGCCGAATCTTCAACACCTTCAACTTTTATGGCAAAGGGGATAAGATGGTTGAAACCCTTTGTGGAACCTTGATACCCGCATCTTTCAGCACCGACAAAATCGTGGGCCGTACTTGGGACATTGACGGAAGCCTCGCAAGTGGGAGCGTCAAGCCTTTGCAGACGGGCTACCGATTGGCGCAGTACAACTTGATTGAAGGGCAGACCGAATGGGCCTACCAGTTTGGGGTCAGCGGGAATGTAGCCCTATCCGTGGGTATCCTTAAGATGCCCTTCGTGTCGCACATTGACAACCCCTATGCCCCAACGGTGGACCTCGCCTTCGGGCAACCTCGCTTGGTGTATTACAACGCCGTGAACGCAAGCGGCAACACCTTCGCTTACACCAATAACAACCTCTACAACACCTACTGGCTCAACTACATCAACGAAACGATATCGCAGGAAGCCTTGCAGTTAGAACTCACGATGCTGCTATCAAGCGTGGACATCTACCAACTGGATTTCCGCAAGCCCATCTATTACGGCGGCATCCGTTGGCGATTGCTGGAGGTCCGAGATTACTTGGTCGGGCAGATGAAGCCGTGTAGGATAACACTCCGAAGGATTCTAAACCTCGCTGAATTTGCACCGACATCAACGACACCGATAGCGAATGACCCATCCGCAAGGTACAATGGGCCTATCGACCCCGACCCAGCGGATCCTGACTACGAACCACCCATCAACCCTGAATTACCAACCCCCGGATAATGGCAGTTACTAAAGAAATCGTCCTCGAAGTAGGAATCAAGGACTCCACCGCACAAGGCACAACGAGTGCGAAGCAGCGTCTGCGTGAACTCCAAAAGACGCTTATCGATATGTCTTTGGCCGGGCAAGAAGGCACGAAGGCTTTCAAGCAAATGGAGGCCGAAGCGGGTAAACTCAAAGACCAAATCGGGGACACCTCGCAGCGAATCAAAACCCTTGCAAGCGACACCGTAAGGATTGACACCGTTGTTTCAGCGGTGCAGGGGATAACGGCAGGGTTCCAAATCGCCCAAGGTGCAGCAGCGTTATTCGGGTCCGAGAACGAGGACTTGCAGAAGGCGTTGTTGAAGGTCCAAGGGGCGATGGCTCTCGCTAACGGAGTGCAGCAGGTAGCCAACCTGCTGAACAAGGACTCCATCCTAATCACCCAAGGCCAAGCAGCAGCACAGGCACTCTACGCAACCGCAGTCGGTGCAAGTACCGGGGCGATGAAGGCGTTTAGAATCGCCCTCCTTGCAACGGGTATTGGTGCGGCCATCGCAGCCGTAGGGCTATTGATAGCCAAGTGGGATGAACTGACCGCAGCGGTCCGCAGGTTCCTGAACCTACCCGACCCAGCCATCGCAGCCAAGGCGAGGGAGGACGCAGCCCTTCGTGAGGAAGCAGCGTTGTCCAATTACAGGGACGCATACGAGAGGCACACGGACGCACAAATCAAAAAAGAAGAGGAAAGGGACCGCAAGCAAAAAGAGGCAAGTCAAAAACGATTGGAGCGTCTAAAGTCCGAGAACGATGCGATTATCAAGTTTGTTGCAGACCTCAACCTTGAACTCTACGGAATGGAGTTGGACAGGCAGGCCGAGCAAGAGGATTTGCAAATAAAAGGAATGCAAGCAGAGGCAGCAAGGAGGGTTCGAGATGCACAGGTTGGCCTTGATATTTCTAATAAAAGAGCCGAAAATGAGAAGAAGATTCAGGAAGAAATAACCAAGTCAAACGTAGATATTAGCAGGGCTGGCTTTCAATCGTTAGGCGAACTGGCAACCGCCTTTGCAGGTCAATCCGAGGCATCGCAAAAGAAGGCGTTTCAAGTCAACAAGGCAGCAGGTATTGCTCAAGCCATCATTGACACCTACGCTGCTGCTCAAGGGGCGTTCAAATCTCAAATGTCCGTGCCTGACGCTACCGCTCCGATTCGAGCCAAGATTGCAGCAGGGATAGCGATTGCTGCTGGTTTGGCAAGGGTTGCCGCAATTAGCAAAACGCAATTTAGGTCAACGTCTTCATCCGTTCCGTCCTCTGCCTCAACTGGTGGCGGTGGTGGCGGTGGAGAGGCTGCTCCTGCTCCAATCTTTGCCAACCCTCAAACAACTATGCTTGGAACCGATGGTGCTGCAATGGGCCAAGGCCAAGGATCATCGCCAATGCGAGCCTATGTCGTGGAGAGGGACATCACCCAAAGCACTCGCAGGGTTCGGAGGTTGGAGGAATTTGCAACTCTTGGAGCCTAACCACATTTACCTGCATGGAACTACCCATATACCGAATGACCGTGGACGAGGTCGATGAAGGGGTCCAATTCGTGGCCCTGACCGATATGCCCGCCATCGAACGGCCATTCCAAGCCTTCGCAAAGACACCACAAAAGTTCACCGAAACAGGCGAACGGAGAGTGCTTACTGGCCCTCTCATGCTTGCAGACACTCCCATCTTTCGCAAGGACGAAACCTATGGCGAGTACTACGTGGTCTTTGACAAAGCCACCATCCGCAAGATAGTCCAAAAGTATTTCAAGCAAGGCAACCAGCACAACGTCAACGCTTACCACAACGCTGAACTCGATGGCGTGTTCATGTTCGAGTCCTACATCACCGACTCAGAGCGTGGCATCATGCCACCCAAGGGCTACGAGGACACCCCCGACGGTTCTTGGTTCGGTTCCTTCAAGGTTGAGAACGACGAGGTGTGGGACAACCGCAACCTGTTCCGGGGTTTCTCCGTTGAGGGACTCTTCGGGATGGACAAGACCGAATCCGAAATGGAGGTCGCACTCGCTGGCCTTGCTGACGAATTAACCGCTTTTTTGCAACAATTAACCCCCACCTACAAATCCCACTAACTATGAATCTCAAAAACGCAATCGAATCCCTGCGGACTGAAC